AATGCAGAGTTTAAAACTTGTGGTATTTTACCTACACCAGACGTGCCACCCTCAGTTGTTGGTAAAAGACACTTTGCCCATGGCAGATCTTCATCTTTCACATTTTCTGAGTGCAGACCCATGATTCTTACTTTTACACGACCCTTCGGCGTGTCTTCCCAGTCGATTACACGGCCGACGAACCATCTGGTATCATCTCCATAAAAATCCATTAGTTAATCCTTCTGGGCTCTGTGATTCTACCGACGTTAATCACAACATTATGCTTCTGTAATACCAAATCAAAAATATGTTTTTTAGCCAGCATGATAAATGGACCAGACTTTCTTTCATCAACATTAGTACTACTCAATTCTGAATTACCATCTTTTAGAATTTCTAAGTTTATTTGATGTCCGACAGACCTATTAGTGTTTTTAACAGAGAAAGTCAATCCAGGTGCGGTAATACGATACATGTTATCTGCTAGATGCTTGATAAAGTTATCCTTCACTGCGATTTGTCTTGACACTAAATAGTTAGGAACTAATCCATTTGTGTCTGTGTAAGGTGAGTGTGATAATAGTGAATAACGTTTTGAATTAAACCCTGTTATCTCTGTGCCTTCGTTATTATCAATTCTAAACTTATCATCTACAGGATATCTATTCTCATTCAGATTAATGACACCGGCATTGTCTAAGTTTTTATACTCATCTTTCATATTTAATCTAATATTCTCTGGTTGGCCAGATAAAGTATCTACACTTTCGAACGACGCTCCAATGCCACCGGTTCTAGCAAGGGATAATGTATCATTTAAGTGAGTCGCAGTAAAATCACTTAATTGTAATGCTTGTTCCTCAATCGATAATTTTCTATTAAGATCAGCTCTACTGAATGTGAAGGGATGGCTTTTTGTATTAAACGATTCCCTATTGAGTATACTCTCTAAGTCAGTTAATATAAGATCATCTGAAGTCAATGATGAAAAGAAAAAATAAGGCATAGAGTTTTCGGTAGTAATATGACTTAATATAGTGTTTATTGCTTGATACGAAGTCTGCCAAGGTACAATATAACGCATATCGCGTTGGTAAGGCTGTTTGTAATAGTTCTTCTTTAGCTTTTTGTTTGTATTATCGGCCAAGATCTTTTCTATAATTTCTACGCCATTACCATTATAACTTTTATTAATAACCTGTAAGTCATTAAAGTATCCATGGTCCTCGGTTAGTTCTAACAACAAGTGCGCTAGCTGATCGTTGACCTTTATATTCCTTTGAACCTCACTGATAATAAAGACCTTTTCGATCAATGCATCAGAGGATGGAGAGGCGAACTGAACTATTACTCGTTCTGTACCCTTAATCTCTGCAACACGATAGATGTCATTATCATCCTGGATTAAGATTCTACCAGTGAGATACGGCATATAAATGTTTTCATAAATCTCTAACTCGACACCCACACCTGCCCGTTCTTGCCCGAGAACCGGTTTTGTGATAATTAGTTTTTTATCCGATTTGAACCTTTCAGAACGAATCGATACTTCTACTATCTCAACTTTATCGGGTGAAAAAATATTTAACATACTATTGTTTCAAAAGCCTTTGGAATTCAGAATTAATTTGATTAGCTACTCTAGGCTTTAAAACCCTTATGCTTCTTAGCTCGTCATTCTTTTCTCTGAGTCTCTCTAAATATGTAATAGGTGTAAGGTTACCATATCCAGCAGTATCAGATCCTGATTCCTCTTCTGTAATACTTCTATTATTCACACCATAGCCTGAAACTGGAATATAATTCAAGTCAACCCATTCCTTGTCAGCATTTTCAAAATGATGTGTTGAGTTATATTGAGCCACAGAACGCCAGATAAAAATCTTTTGAGCTGTAGCCAATGACCATGTTGTTACATCTTTATTTCCAGGTACTGAGTAGAGTGATGATTGATTTAAAATACCAGCTGTGATTGAGTAATTTGATAACTGTGCAGTTGCTGTCGCTAATGATGTTGAACCTCCGCTATTAGCCGGCTCATTCGGAGCAGATATAGTTACTGTCGGCGTTGATGTGTATCCGTCTCCACCATCTGTAACTGTAATAGATGTAACGACACCTTCATCAGAAATCACTGCTGATGCTGTTGCACCTGACCCGCCACCACCACTAATTGTGACAGTAGGTCTAGACGTATATCCTGAACCACCATTAGTAACGTTGATACTTAAAACTTCAATAATAGGTTTTACGACCAATTGACCAAGATCAATCTTTCTTTCTAAAATAGTAGCTTTAAAACCTGGATTACTAAATGGTTCGGTCGATACAATGTCACCTACCTTACCATAACTCACTAAGCTATTTGTAGTAGACAATGTTGTATTTGGATAATACTGTCTGCCTAAACTATAAATTTCTTGTTCATTCAGTGGCCAACCCTGCTGTCTTAGCTTATCGTTCACAAGATAAAACAACCAGTAATAATTAGTTGTTCCATATAATTCGTATGACAGTGTATCAGGTCTCATACCATCCTTTATATAATATTTTTCGTAAAAGCTTATGTCTTCTTTTACTTGATCCACGATATCAATATAAGCTGTCAGATTTTGGAAAGCCGCCGGGTTTATCTCGTCACCGAACTTATAATCAACAATTGGAAAATTTCTAAAGAAGGCCATTAGTAACCCCTTTCAGCAACATCGAACTTATCCAATGTGCGTTCTTCTGTAAAGTTAAGAGTCAATGATGCTTCTTGTGGTCGGCCATCACTGTGAAATGACATACCGCTTTGGTTATAGTTAACATCAACTCCTGTTAAAAACGATGGCAGGATTTGTGTAGCGACCTTTTTATATTTACCATCAGTGGTTCTGTATCTCATTATAATATCAAATATTGATGGATATGAATAAGCAGCAGAAATTCCACCGATTAGCTGAGCCTCTGGATACATCTCTTCCCTGAAGAATTGAATGATTCTTTCAATACTGACAGCTTCAGCTTTTGATGTAGGAATAAGTTGAAACGTAAACGTAAAGGTTCTTAATTCAGGACCATTCAAAATTGATCGCCTGTTAGGATTCAAAGCAACACCAGTAGCTGATGAAATAGCTCCTGAAACAGTGCTTGAACTTCTAAACACTTTTAGTGCCGCAACCTGAGCTTCTGGCGTTTTTGCAAATTCCGTCCCAGACTTAATAGCACCTATTAAAGAACCAAAAGTATCGCCTATTCCACCTACAGCAGCGGAAACTAATTCGCTAGCTGACTGATTACTTCTTATTCCTGCACGAATTCCAGCTCCCATAGCTCCTAACGGTTCGTTTGAATATGATACCTGATCTCTAATTTGTATAGCAGATGGCAAATATAATGTACATTTTCTTTTACCTATTCTATCAGTAGCTGTATAGTTTCTATCTACTGATGAAGTAAAATTCGTCAAGTTTACACTGGTTGCTGAATCAGTCAAACCTAACCTTCCAGCCTCATCTTTTAGTAAGTCTGCGGCTGCATCACCCAATGTTTGATACTTTTGTTGTCTTGCCTTGAATGTAATAGTACCACCATACTCTGACTTACTCTCATCTAATGGATATCTCAAATTAGTGTCATCGGTATCTGAAAAAGATGAAGCCAGCGTGGCAGCTGATGTCATATTATTTTGAAATGTATCTTGCTCACCTTTATAGTATTGCTTGATGAGCTCTTTATATTCAGCCATGTTTTTTCCTAATAAATATAAAAAACTTTAAGGTATTTATATAGTTGTCATGGCGTATTCTGGTAGGTACAAAGTAAAAAATAGAAGCAAGTATTCTGGCGATCCAGATAATGTGATTTATAGATCTCTATGGGAAAGAAACGCCTTTAAGTGGTGTGATAACTCATCCTTTATTAAAAAATGGTGCAGCGAAGAGGTCGTTATACCATACTTATATGAAGTTGATAAAAAATACCATAGGTATTATATGGATCTGAAGATTACATATGAAGATGGCAGAACGATACTGGTTGAGATTAAACCAGACAAAGAAACAAAACCACCAAAATATAACGGCAGGAAGACTAAACGCTATATTAGCGAAGGCATGACTTATGTAAAAAACCAGAATAAATGGAAAGCTGCTCATGAATATGCTCGCGGTCGAGGTTGGGAATTTCAAGTCTGGACTGAAATGCATTTAGAATCATTAGGTATCCTACCCAAACCCATGAAAAAGTTAAAACCTCTCAAACCATTAAAAATTAAAAAAAGTAGATAAATACTGGTATGGCAACGAATATATTTGATAAACTAGAATTAGAAGCTTTTAAGGCAGGTATCACCCCTAGAACACGCCAGTCTAGGGATTGGTTTCGTCGTAAGGCACAATCTTTGGGTAGAATCAATCGTAATAGTTTGATGAGAGAAGAACCTATTGAATTACAGAACAGACAGATAGTCGGTTCAATGTACATGTTTTTCTATGATCCAAAACTGAAAGAACAGCTTCCGTATTACGATAGTTTTCCTTTAGTCGTAGTTATCGGGCCAGCTGATGGTGGATTCTTGGGTTTAAACCTACACTATATCCCGCCGACACTCAGAGCTAAATTATTAGATTCATTGATGGACATAACTAACAACGATAAGTATGACGATACCACTAAATTTCAGGTCTCATATGATTTACTCAAACGAGCTGCAAAATTTAAGTGGTTCAAGCCATGTGTTAAACATTATCTAAACTCAAATGTAAGAAGTAGGTTTGCAAGAGTTCCAGCAACTGAATGGGAGATCGCAGCTTTCTTACCAACAGCAGACTTCCAGAAAGCTGGTAAATCAAAAGTCTATGCTGACTCCAGAAGGATGATATAATGGTAGCGACCATAGATAAATTTAAGAGTCTTGTAAGCGCTAAGGGCGGTATTGCTAGAACAAATCTTTTCAGGATTAAATTTCCAACTCTTGCAGGAGCTACATCCGAAGAGGTTAATATCCTGTGTAAAGATATTCAGTTACCAAATCGCCAGATCATAACCAATGAAAGACGCATTGGTTTGCAATTAGAAAAAGTACCATATGGTTATTCAGTAGGCGATATATCAGTTACATTTCATGTTATGAATAACTATGGAATCAAAGAATACTTTGAGACATGGCAAAACCTGGCCGTGAACCAACAGACTAAAGAGATTGGTTATCAAAGTGAATATGCAAAAAATATTGAGATCGAGCAGTTTCAAAAAGTACAGAATTTGCCACAAAGATTTAGTGATGAGTTTGATAACTCATTGCTACCAAGATTAAGCGATGTGGATATTGCTCAGCAGTTTTTCAATATTGGAGATCAACTGAATGATTTAGTTGTGTACAGATGTAAATTGATAGATGCATTCCCAACATCTATGAATGCAATTCAGCTAAATAACGATCTAGATGGTATTGTTGAACTAAATGTCCAACTATCATATACTAACTGGGAAACACCATTTGTAATGTCTCCATCAAACGTAAGGGATGCAGTACAAAGTTCTATTCGAAACACATTAGTGGGATTCGTGAATAATATTACATAAGGATTTGAAATGGCACTACCTAAACTGAATGATTTACCAAATTATGAACTCGTCATACCATCAACAGGAAATACGGTTTCATATAGACCGTTCTTAGTAAAGGAACAAAAAGTTTTATTAATGGCGCTTGAGTCACAAGACGAAAAGCAGATTTTAAGAGCAATGATTGATACTATTAAATCATGCATAAATGATCCAATTAAAATTGAATCACTAGCTACATTTGACATTG